AAAGGGTTTACAAAGTCTGTTTAAGAAGTTTAGCTCAACGAATTTTGAAAAGCTGAACAAGATTAAGCGACGACGTAGACCTACCACTCGTGAGATAGGAAAAGCTGCAGCTGATTCTTGGTTAGAGTATCGGTACGCATTCGCCCCAATGGCGAGTGATCTTACCGGTGCTATGATTGAGGCCAGTGAAAAGCTTTGTACTAGCTCAGAAATACTGCGACGAGTGAGCGGGCGTGCTACAAAGGAGGAATGGTTTCCTCTGGAGCAGTATAACCCGGCGTATCCGTATGGAAATGTGAATGTCCACCAGAAGGGGGATGTTCGCATTTATCAAAAACAAACAGTCACAGCTGTACAGTTGTATCGGTATCGACCGTTCTTCGAGGACGCGATTAAACTCGCCTCTCTGGGACTATCGCCGACGCAGCTGCCTAGTTTTGTCTGGGAGACCACACGGTTATCGTTTGTTGTAGACTGGGCGGTTGATGTTGGTAGTTGGTTAAGGGCATGGGAAATACGTCCATGGATCATGATGTTAGATTCATGTATAAGTACCGTGACTGATACCACTATTTCAACTACGGATGTTAAGTTCGGCTGGTATAACTATACTAGTCTACCATCCGGGATAGTGCGAGCGAAACAACTCTCTCGTACGTTAGAAATCCTCTCGCCCCCCACCCTTCCGATTGTATCGAAAGAGGTGATGAACCTGTTCAGAACTCTGGACACACTTAGCTTGGGTTGGAAGCCTATTCAATCCTTGCTCCAAACTTTTTCAAAAAGAGGAAAATAGCTATGCCGCTAAACGGTGCTATTGTAAAGAAAGATGCCACAGGCATCACTGTAACCGCAGGTACCGATCAGACGTTTTCGAATGATGGTGCTACGATCGCCAATGGTGTTCACCTTGTCGATGCTGGCAATGCCGATTATATTACTCGGCGGAGCCTGACCTTCAAAGTCAAACAACCTACGTACGGCGCTGTAAGCGGGTATTCTAAGGATCGGAAAGGGGTAACCCTTACCTGTCCCAAAGTACTTACTGATGGCACCACAGTCTTCAATCTCATTCGCATTGAGCGAGAGATTCACCCCGAGTCTTCGGCCTCTGAGGCCTTGGACATCAATCGAGTCGCAGCTCAGCTCTTGAGTGACGCTGACTTTGACTCGTTTTGGAGTGTTGGATCCCTATTGTAGGGAAAGACTGGTTGCGATGAACCGATGAGCTGTTAAATCAGATCCGGCATCGACCCTTGCGGGTTAATGTGTTGGTCGGTCATCTCTCGTAGACAAACTTTTATGGAGAATCCATGAAACGAACTGTGAAGTCAAGAATTGACACGGACTGGACGATGAAAGAATTATTTCGTTGTCTGCTATCAGATTCTCGCGCTGCCTTGGGTTTTAGTATAGCCCCTGATTTAAGCAGGTTGTCAACTGCTGAGGCTAGGGATTATATTTTCCCTTCGATGTTTTGTTGGAACAATGCTTATACATTAAAATGGCATTACCAGCTTTCGTCGTTGTGGCAGCGTTACAGATTCAAAGACGAACCATTGGATGATAAGCAACTAGATAAGGTTACTATGGAGAAATTCAGAAATAATCTGGTCCGGGTTGCCTCCATCGAATTGGACCATCCACTTGTTTCCTCCGTAGTACGGAAAGCAAGGGAGATTTGTCACCGAATTCTTGGTGAGTTTCCTGTGGGTGAACTAAACGAAGTCTGTAAATTCGGGTCGCGGTCTACAGTAGGGAATCCCCTTGCAAAGTCGTATTTGGACTTAAAGCTTGCGGGACCTATAACAGGCTCGTGTAGTCAGCTAAGGTGGTTTTATGATGAGTACTTAAAAACCGATCTCCTCCTTTGTGAGATCGTTGGAAAATCAGAGCCCATCAAAGTTGATTATCTGAAGGTTGCCCTAGTTCCAAAGAGTTGGAAGATCAAGCGCTCTATTTTGGCAAACACCCTTATCGGCAATTTTCATTCCGCCGGTGTAGGTGAGTTGTTAGTCAGAGCGTTGAAGTCAGAAGGCCTCGATATAACACGGTTACAAGAAGTCCACCGTCGTTTAGTTAAGACCTTTTCCCTTAGTCGAACTCACGCAACAGGCGATCTCTCGCTTGCCAGTGATTCGATCATAAGGGTCCTTGTTAAAGCTTTGTGTCCAGCTTGCTGGGTACAGGCTATGGATGTCGATCATTTCCCTATGATTGATGTCGACGGTGAGGTGTTCAACAACCCATGTTATTGTACAATGGGTATAGGGTTCACTTTTCCGTTACAAACT